CTGCACATTAACCGACTGGCATTTCGGGCATCTGGCATTATGCCTATTCTTAACTGTATTAATCTGTTCAAATAAATTCCCACAATTACATTGATATTCATATAACATTAATATACCTCGTTTATGGTTTTAGAAACAGACGGCGTACCTTCTCCCATCTGCGCCTTCAACGCATTAGCATTACTTCCTGCTGTAGTCCCGCCCTGTCCTGCACCACCCGGCATTCCCGGTTGCGGTATCATTTCCTTTGGAATCAGCCCTTGTGTTTCTTGGGTAATAGGTTGGATGACCTTAGATGAATCTATGCCTAGTTCTGGGAACGCATCCATGCCTTTCTTGGCGAACTCGGCTATATTAAACTTATGCCCCTGCGCCTGCATCAACGCTATGACCTCAGTCTTGGCTAGAATATTAAACCAGTTCTCAAATGCTTTCCTTACAACAGCCAAGTTAATCTTTTCGGTACTTCCAGTTTCAATATCAAAATCATATTCACCATTTTCCAGCTTTTCTCTTTCCTGCGGTGAAATTGTCAGCCAATTATAAAGAGGCATACCAGTTTTCTGGTCAATGCCCTTAACGCCATTAATTAACTCGAGTTGTTCTATGTCAACAAACTGTGTTATGATTTTCCATGCCTTGCGTGATTGACGATTCACAAACGTCCTGACGTTTTCTTGCATATCTGACATCCTGATATTCTGCCCGCCTTGTTCAATCGTTGCTTCAGTGGCACTACCTGAATCCGATACGCCGGTCAACTGAGCTTTTGTTAATCCTGTTTGTATAGAAATCAACGAAATTATCTGGTCAAGTAATCTCGCTAAATCAGCTTTCAACTGCGTGAAGTTTAATTCTTTGAACACTTCAGCGGGATTAGTAGTACACTCAACCAACGCACCCGTACCGCCTTCTTTAAGGCTTTTCTTGCCTTGAACCGTAAGTCCCGTAGAGTCATAAGCTATCTTAGGGCTGAACCTGTCAACCTGCTCTAAAATGGCATCTATCGTAGCAGTAATCCTATCCTGCAATTTCTTAATCTTGGATATGTCGCTTCTGGGATATTGTTTATGTGAATGTTTCTTGAAATTCAACTCGTCTGTCTGCCATTCGTTTAATTCATAAATACTCTTATCATTGTACTGTTCTAAATATTCTCCATCTGCGTCTTTAGTAAAATATAAAAGATAAAATTCCCCATCATTACGGTAATGTATTTCGTATAAATATACAGTATGGAACGCTTCAAGTTCAGACTGAGATATGCTTCCAACCTCAAATGTCGGCATATCATCGGGTTCGTCACCTTTAAGGTCTGCTGTATTCTTGTACCGTTTGTTCTCTTTTAATGACTTAACGGTTTTCCGAATCCTGTGGCCCCACCACATAGCATCGTCAATGCTCTTGGCTCTTGGGTCCATGATAAAATCAAACGGTGATATATATTCAATGAACGGGTTTTCAGCTAAGATACGTAAATCAATATCCGGCTGCACAACTTCTTTCTTTTCCTTTTCTTTTAACCCGATGGCTTCCAACCCTTTATTAACTTTATCTTTCAGCGTTTCGGGTTTCTTAGTCTTATCTTCAATGTCTTTACCAAACTTAGTGACATATCCTATTTTATAATGGCCTTTTCCTAAAACATAAGCATCCCAGATAATTTGACGGTTAACTCTTTCAACTTCTAACCTGCGCCTGTAATAATCAATTATCCTGGCAGCTATAGTAGAGGTTGATTCAGACTCAACTTTAGTGGGCGTACACACAGTCTTAGGGTTCTTAAAGTATAAACTCGGAACCATAATAGAAGTTATCGCATCAACTATATTGAGGGTGGTTATCATAAGGTCAGTTACGCCATAACCTTCTTCTCCTCCAACAAAAAAACCTTTCTCATAATAATCAATGTTCTCGCCCGCACCCGTCCTTTCATTTCTATTATACTGCCCGAACTCATCGTCACGGAACTTCTCGGCAATCTCTATTTCGAGACGCCAGGCCTGGATGTCAGTTAAACGTGCCATATTTTTATTCCTTTTTTATTCATATATACAATATACTCTTCTTATTTTAAAACCTCACTCAACGTCATGCTACTATCGTAACATCGAATCCTTCGATTTCTCCATCACTTAACTTCTCGGTCTTAACTCCCACTATCGGCTGGCCCAACTTATCAACAAGTACTTTCTTTGGTGCTTCCTTTGGTACTTCCTTAACTTCTACTTTTTCGACTTTTTTGATTTCTTTTGCCATTGTTTTCTCCTTAATCAATAAAACACGGTTCGTACTGCTTGCGATACGCCCTTGGTATACCACCATTGCGCTTATTCATTTTTTCCATGTACTCGGTTTCTAAAGCAACTGCTGTTGTCCAATGCGGTTCTTCGGGAGATACCGTCCCGCCTTTCGCTATCAGTTCCATATGGAACGATAAGCATTTAACTAAATCGTCATGCGGGGACTTAGAACCGTCTATAGTAAACTGAAGCATCTGATACCCTAACTCTGAATATACTTTTCCTAGAGTATTAAATGAATCGGATGTATTGGGTAACCGTATCTGGCCTGCTTCATGTTTGGGCTGTAACCTCAACACCCTGGCCCTGTTAGTGTCTTTAGACGTTGCTACAATATCTTCTTTAAACGAAAACTGCTGGTAATTCTTGTTCTTTAAATGTTCTTTCTCGGCAACTCTGAAATCTTCCTCTAGCCTGCCTTTAAAAAAGTTGCGCTCAACACCGAACCTATTAAATTTCCATTTATAATTCAACGCAATTATCTTCTCGATTATCTGGCTGGGCGTTAAATGCTGATTAACTGCATCTAAAACGTACATATTCATGTGGCTGTCTGTACCTACCACCGTAATTGCCGTGAAATCTTCACCTTCTCCCGCAGGGTCACACGCTCCCGTTATCCACATATTCTGATGTATCGTAGGATGCGGTACGTAATACCTGAAATTGCTTATCTTAAAGAGCGCAGTTTCGTCGTCAACGGGACTGTTCTTGTAGAGACAACTAAAAATGTAAGAACCTTGCTCTCTCCTCTGATACTCTAAAAACTTTGGGGTTAACCCTATATCTTCAAAAAGTAACTGGCCTTTATATACCTCTTCAGCATCCCTTTGATAAATTAAGAAATTTTCTTTCTCTTTATTGTCAGCTATTATCCTTCCATAAGCGTCACCGTAATGCCACCTGGTTCCTACTATCAGAATCTTGCCACCGGGTTTTAACAAAGATAAAGATTTTTTATAACAATCGTGTACCTTATCCATCTGCTGCTTTGTGGTTACGTTAATATCGCTCACTATATCATCAAATATGATTATATCGTAGTGCTTACCTACCTTTGAAGTCTCAATTCCACCTGTGTCTATTGTAGGCTCAATCTGCCCGCCTGTACGTATATCTACAACTATTTCACTGTCGCTCCAAGTCCCCCTGTCCCCAAAACTGGCTATCTTGTGCGGGTCGGTTTCCCACCCAGGGAACGTTTCGGTGAAATGTGTCTTGCATAACTTATCCTTATGGTTCTTCCAAGCTGCCGTACCTAGAATATGCTGCTTGATTCCACCTAAAAACCCCTGCGCTTTTGTTGAACAATCTGAATATATAAGGATTCTGACCTCGGGGTCACGTACTATACTCCATAAAGCATACCCCTGCGTGATTACCCAACTCTTGAAACTGTGCCGGGGCAATAATATAAGTACCTGCTTGTCCCGGGAATCCTGGATTACTTCACAAATATCATCATGTACCTGGTTCATGTCAATCATGCCAAGACATTCACGGCAAAAAGTCTTATAGCTCTCTACATATCTAGGTATTCTTATTTCAGATTTTTCCATTGAATACTTCCCTCAATACCCTGGGTGAATAACATTTATTATGTAACATTTCTTTCTTCTCAACCCGCCAATATACTTTCGGTGGTAATTTGTGACCTACGGCTATCTTCCCCCCGCACTCTGGACATATATGAACTTTATTCATGCTCCCCCCCCAAAGAAAAACACCAAGCCCGCTGTGTACACAGACTTGGTGCTTAATCTCTTTGGCTCCCAAGTAATGAACTGAGGAGATTAAATCTTTATATCCCGTTAAGCTAGGCTCCGATTTGCCTCATATTTATGAGTATAGTGTATCGGAGCAAAAGACGCTTGGCGACTTTATCCTCTAAGGCTAGCCCAATCATTTCTTCTTTCTTTAATGCCAATTGTACCATTTCTTATTGTACTCATATTGCGTCTACCTCTTCCGCCACTAGCTTATTTGACGTGTTATGGGATGCTAAATATTCTTTTATCCGCTCCCTTAACTCACTCAAATCAACATGGTCTAATTTATACCTCGCTCCATCAAACTGTTCTGAATTTATCAGAGATATTATTACCCTAAGCTCTTTACTTGTTAAATACATCTAACTCTTCTATCGTTATCCTGACCTTCTTGCCCCCAGGATGGTCTGCCTTATTCTTCCTTACCTCATCATGCCATAAACTTTTATTAGTGCCTAACCAGTGCATATCCCAACTTGAATTGATATAGCCTACCTTGACCTTTTTCATGCCCTGCCATGCTTCTTGCATAAATGCCTGCCCTCTTCCTTCTCACAACCGCATCCATATACATCGTAAGTAGCTATCTTGCCAGGCAAAACATC